ATAATTCAACACCAGCAGTATTTTAATACGCCCTACTGGCTTAACACTAGAACACCTCATTAGAAGCAAAGAAAGATTTCTTTAGTACTCAAAGTACAGTTACGAATTCCCTTACCGCCTATCGGGTAAGGGAGGCAGTTTAACAAAAGGACGTAACACGCGTGGTGGAGTAACACTCGTGTAACCATCATCAATTGCTAAACTTGGGCTAGTTGGTGGTGAGGCTTTTTCCTCTACCTCTGCCACCAACACACGACCCCTTTGGGAATCAATTGCGAGCTGTAGTTGATTTACCCGTTCAATAAGTTTATCCACATCCGGATCAACCATTGACAAGTAGGGATTGTTGAAAATGCCAGGTACGGCAATTACCATCATATCCCAATCATAAGCCACAGCCCCCGCAGTTGTGGGGCCCGTAAAAGTAATTTTCGTAACTGTATTTGCCACAGGAGGGTCAGTAACAAAAAAATTATAACTAAATGTAACACTGGTTTGCCCACTACCACTAGATAGTGATGCTTGACCACTACCAGAAGAGTTAACAAAAAACCTTGCTGCATTAGAAATATTAGATTGTACAGGAGCCGCCCCAGGTGTGATATTACCACCGGACGTATAAGTTAAGAAAATTACAAATGAAGTTGAGGGTTGCAAATTGGCCACCAACAAATCATTGTTGTTGACTTCAATTGACACACCCCCAAGCGGAGCAGTACTATCCATGAGCACATGTGGTGCTTGGAATGCTGCCCCTCCAGATACACACGCCCCGCCAGCTAAAGGACCCGAACAAGCGTGGTAAACACCAGCTCGTTGACCAATGTTCAGTGAACGAGGTTTACGCAAACGAACCGTATACGTAGCCCAAATTTCACCAACAGGTACAACGGCCTGCATACCCTGAGTCGCAACTTGGAATCGACCCAGATCTGCCAAATTATTTGCCAAAGCATTTCCAGTTGCTTGTAGAAATGTATTTGACAAAACGGAATTAGATGCATTCTGGTTACGCAATGAAGAAGATGTGTAACGTAAATGCATAGAATCCCTGGATGGATTGCACTCAACAGGATGACAAAACCCATTACAAGGCTCAGAATCATTAGAGTATTCATACTCCAACATATCGGCCTTGCTCACAAAATTTGGGCGTGACACATCATATTCAGTTGCCATGATGACATCACCCAAAGTATTGTTGGTGCTAGCAATAGCACTACCACTTAAAGGCTTGTAACAAAAGACAAGCCCTTCAAACTCATACTCCTCAAACCCCACTGCAATTTGAGACAACATTGGAAATGTTGCATAAACACTAGGGTTGATTCTGTAAGATTTTAATGAAAAACCCGTACTCCCATAAACATCTGTTACCAGCTCCTTATAAGAAAAGGTAATGCCGTCAGAATTCTTCCTAAACATAGGAACATCATTTGGGGCTCGTAGTATGGTGTTATTACTAACCTTGTAATCACCCATTCCCAAAATGTCAGCTACAGCACCGCCAACACTAGAACCAACCCCAGAGCTTCCAAAAATGCCACCCAATACACTCCCAGCACCAGAAAGAATTTTCCGACCCAAGGAGGCCTGCTTAACCTCCTTGACCACCTTTGTCACGATGGATTTAGATTTTTGTTTTTGTTGTTGTTTTTGTTTTTGTTGTTTTTGTTGTTTTTTTACCATTTCGAAAAACCCATTCGATCAAGTTCACCCCTCTTGGGACACGCTCACACAAACTTTTAAACCACTCCTCGGCATAGCTGGAGTAGGTAAGACAATTTTCTAGTGGGAGGAGTGAACAGGTTTTGCCTAAACCTCAATAAATTACTAAGAATCCAACCAGGATATTGCCTTTCACAGCGCACCCAACCAACAGATTCATCAAACACTGCATCCGCCAAGCAGTCCTACAATGCCCTTTGAGACACCTTTTCATCTTAGTAACAAAAGCTCCCTGGTGGCACAGGGGGGTGGGGTTCTCCCTCACAATACTGGATCATAACCACTACAGGTGGGGCATGGCAGATTTCCATGTCTTTTAAATGATCCACCAAAACAGGGAATCTAATGGGTATAAATACTTTTCAAACCATCAGTTTCCCTGTCAAACATAGCTTGGACAAACACGTGTTGCATATTATTTTGCTGTAATGCAACACTAGTTTGCTCAAACATATAATTATCAAATCCATACCGCATTTGGATAAAATAATTTGTTTCAGGACACCAATCAACACGAACATATTTATACTTATGTTCCCCAAGTTCATGTCGATTCTTAAAATTTATTTTCCTGGGTTCAACCCTACCCGTATGTTTCAACACACCCTTCAATAAGGAATCAAACCATGGTATAAAACTTAGGAATAACATTCCACAATAATTCCCATACAATAATTCCTTCGGGGTAGTTTCAGGTGGTTGGACAAAATAACCAAATTTACTGATCATTTTTCCAGGTTTAGGGACAAAAACCAAACCTTGTTTACTCATTATTGGTATACTAGAGCAAAATTCAGTTTCCCACAAATTATCCCTGTAAATACATTCCGTTTCGAAACCAAGTTGTAAAAAGTCGTCATAAAAATTTACAATTTGTCCTTGGTGGCGCATCAGATTATCGTCTCCCATCACCATCATTCTTATAAAATCCTTTAAATAATCAATTTCTACACCTGTTTGAATATGAAAAACAAACAAGTGCATCATCGCATTAAATAATGAATTAAAACAAGAAGTAAATGGATCACCAGATTTCCTGGTGCCACGACATTCATAGCGCCAACCATTTGTTGTAACGCCATGGGTCCTTATATTTGCTTTCATAAGGTCTAGAACAGCCTTTGGTGCACCAAATTGAGCAGCCGTCCAAACTTCCAATTCACACAAATACTCACTGAAACTAGCATCCCAAGCAGAAACATCATTTTCAAACAGTTTCCAATCAGGGTTTTTCTCAATGAACTCTCCCATGGTTTTATTAGTGGCCCCACTAGTGAAGTATATGAAATTGTCTTTACTCCACTTGCCTTTCATGTATCGCTGAAATGAACTAAAAAAAGGTCCAACTAAAGCGACAAACTCGGGCATTGCTCCTTGTATTAATCTAGGTGCCTTTTGCTTTACACCATTTTCACTACCATAACACAAGTTTTCCACCTTAACAAACGATTTCCGTAACGTGTATTTATACAAATCGTCCTGGCCCATACTAGTGTCAACAGTTATTCCTTGTTGTGTCAACCTAGTATGAGCTTCTGCGATGTTCCTCTTAACACCGGGTGAACAATTACTATTTTTCAAGTAATCTGTAATTGAATCACACTTAATTTTCTTTTTTGGCAAAAACTTAAATAAATTCTGTTTAAAAAACAGTTTAAAAAATTCTGCCAAAGGTCCCGGGGGAGGAGTTGGTTTTAAAACCCGGGCCCACAATGCTTGTTGTTCATTTTTTACACATGAGTTAAAGTATGTTGGTCTATAACTCCCAGATTCCCCATAAACTTGAAATTGTTGTTTAACGGGGTCAGAAAAATTTGTTTGTTTTTTAAATTTGTTCCCTACAAATTTAATTTTGCTATGTTCTTTGGTGTTAGGTTCGGGTAAATCGGACACTTGTGAAAAGTGTCCGATATGATTACTCCATATCGTCATACTGAGGCCTTGGTTGCACCCTCCAATTCAATGGAACAACCAAGTCAAACACCCTTTTCCACTCCTCTTTGGAATAACCCCGAACACACCTCAAGGCCATCAACACCAACAAATATGTTAATAGCAAGAACAAAACAAACATTATCATATCTTTAATCCATTTCCCTTTAGGCACAAAATTTGGATTAACAAGGGCTGCCACTTCCATAGCTCCTCTACTCTGGTACAATGCCGCCACAGGTGCGTAACGCAAATTATATTCAATAAACATTGCGTTACCACAAACCTTTCTCAACAATTCACGGCACCGGAGGACACTAAGACAATAATTGTCATATGTCCTCTCCTTGTGTAACCAAAACATTTGCAGTTCAGCCACCAAGCCCGGCACTAAGCAAACTTTTGCCGTGCCCCTGACTTGAATGGTATGCTTTGGCGTCCTCCCATAATACAACTGTGGGGGACAAAATTCAACTGGTGTTGGATTATCGAATTCAATTAACACTTTTGGTAATTCAATAGTTTCCAACACACACGGTAACATCACCCGTTCCTTATTCTCACCTATCATCATGCCACGATTAGCAATAGGAACAAAAAATTGGTGATTGGTGATCACAGCTTGACCCCCTTCACCCGCGTCACCAGGCACATCGGGTAAACCCACCCCCAACGACCTATCAAGCAATGGTGTTCTACAAGTAGGGCAAATTCGACCGGCAGCCAACCGACCAAACATGACCTCCCTCAAACACCCAAAATGAAACGCGTGCCCACAAACACAAGTCGCACGCAAACCCACAGAATGGTCCATACAAATAACACAATCTACCATCTGATTTTGTTCAACAACAACCTTGAACAAACTATTACCACTAAACAAATTTTGACGTTCAAAATTCTCAAAAACATTGTTTGCAAAAGCCATGACGACGCGGTAATTGGATTTTCACCAGACACATATGCATTGTGTGGTAGCAAGACAAACCTAGTTCAAACAAACGAACCTCCGTTTCGCAACACCACCCAACTGCTATTAGGTCCTAATCAGTATTAAAACCTCAAACACACAAACTTTACGCCCAAACCTTATCATCGGCAAGAGGGGATATATTTGAAAGCTTATTGAGGAAAACGTAACAGCCACTGATCATTCTTGTTTATTGTTCAACCCCCCCAAGACAAACTACTCGGTTATATTTCAAACTTCGTATGCGTCAGGGGGGGTTAGCAGGCAGGCCCCTCAAAAGGAACCTCCTGCCCCACGTTAGCCAAACGCGGTGGGACTAATACAGCCATTGACTCACAGCAGCCCGGATCTTAATCCCGGCACAAAGAGGAGAAACTGCAACATAACAGAATCAATTAGCATGTTCAACCAAGCCCCATATCAATTATTAACGGCACTACGTGTAGTACCGTCAGTAACGCTCACCCCCCGGTTACCGAAGATGGGGTAAAACCAACCAAAACAAACAATGGCAACATTCGCGCGATACATGATCGCTTTCGAATGGTGTTATTGAATGTAAA